GCATTTGATTTAACAGGTGTTACTGCTTCTCATCCGTTTGAAATTCGTTCAGACGCAAGTACTGCATACGGTACAGGTCTTATCCATATTGCTACTGACGGTACAAGAACAACTGGTTCAAGTGCTCAAGGAAAAACAAGCGGTACATTATATTGGAAAGTTCCAGGAAGTATAAGTGGTACATATAAGTATATCTGTACTGCCCACGCATCGATGATCGGTGATATTATAATTGCTGATCCTTCTGCAGGTGGAGCAGGTGCATCGAGAGTATCGGAAGCAGAAACTACATCTTCTATTATTAACGGAGCATCAGGTGGTGTTGTGTATTCAACATTAGGCAAATCATTCGCATTACAAAAAGTTACAGTAAATAAGCAATGTTGGGTAAGAATATATTCTGATACAGCAGCAAGAACAGCAGATGCAAGTAGAACACAAGGAACAGACCCAGCAGATGGATCAGGTGTTATTGCTGAATTTATTTCAACAGGTGCAGGTAATACTGAATTTAAAATTACGCCATCTATTATGGGTTGGCTTGATAATTCAGAAACAGAAGTTCCTGTAGCAATACAAAATAACTCAGGATCTACAGGTACAGTAACAGTTACAATCGCAGCACTTAAACTAGAGAGCTAATAAATGTCTAAGAAACTTTACAACATCGTTATGCTGCCAGGAGTTCTGGAAACAGATCTATTGGAAAACGAAGCATCAGGTATGGAGTTATTTCTCAACCCAGATCTATTTGATGGTTTGATTGTCATGATGTTAACTGCAGAAGAGGCAGAAGTAATTGTAGCAAGCGGTAAAGTTAAAGAATGTTTACCAGAAAGACAAGCAGTAGAAACGGCATATCCAATAACCACACCAAGATACCAAGCTAGTGGTGCTACTTTTAGAACAAGAACATATCCGCCAACGTCTGGTAATGGTAAAAATTATACTGGAATGAATATGTTTTTCACCAGTGAATTTGATCCTGCGTCAGGGTTCGCTGGGTCTTCGGCAGGTTACTTTGGTGATTTCAATTTTGACGACGCAGTTAAAACTAACTTTGCTGGTGACTATGTTGATATCGTCGCAGTTGAAGCAGGCAGCTCGGTCACTTCAAACGCAGGTCATGAAGATCATCCGGATTTTGAAGAATTTGATTCTAACAATACTAAATTCATTCCGATGGATTGGTCAGACATAAGCGGTGCAATGTCTTCAACTCAGAATAACCAAGTAACAAATGGAAGTACTAATTGGTTTTCTAATCATGCAATTGGTGTACTTAGTGCAGCAGGTGGTAAGTATTGTGGTTGGGGTAAAAAATCAACACTAAGATTAATATATTTAGACGCTGGTGCTACTGCTGCTTACTATGCAGTTTTATCATGGCATATATCAAAAGCCGTTAACCCAGTAACAGGAGTTCGTAATGCAACTGTAGTTACAGGAGCATGGGGATATAGCGGAGTTGAACACGAAAGATTTTATCGCTGTGATCATATTCAATCATTAGATGTATTTAATAAAGACACTGGTGTTAACACAGTTATTAATCGTCCTGGTTCTGATTGGGGCGATGACTTAACGCCATTTACGGATAACCTATTTGTACCGAGAGTTATTGAAGACCCAGGTAGTAATGTAAAAGATTGGTATATATCGGTTCCTGACCAAACAAGAGCTTCTTTCTTTGATACTGTTATGAGTCAATATAATAGTTATAATGGAATATATCATTTTAAGAGTGCAGGTAATAATGCACATGTTGCAGTTAACCCAGACGATCCAAGATGGGATAATAAAATCATTGTAGGCACTGGTGCCGATGGCGTAATTAATACATTAGATAGTCAAGGTAGAAATCAGTTCACAACGAATGTTGTAAATACTGCACAATCTTTTTATATTTTGAGATCTGAAATAGACGGTGGCGATAATCAGTTTACAATTGGTGCATGCCAACAAGATGACACAAATAGATTAATGGATGATTATAGTAATCGTGGACCGCAGATTGACTTTACTGCTTATGGCGCATATACTTGGACCTCAAATCCAGTTTCTACTTATTTAGATGGAGATTGGGGATACTTCAGTGGAACAAGTTGTGCAGCACCAGTTGCCGCAGGTTGTGCCGCCGTATTCTTAGATCATTGGTTTACACAAAGAGGTGTATATCCAAGCATAGCACAACTAAAAGCGTTAATGATTAAACACGCAAAAGAAAATTTAATTGGAGAAGATTTAATTGACTTTTCTAATACACCAACCGCTGGCGATATAGCATCTACTAAATTATATTTCTCAAGCGATGTTAATTCAATTAAAGATAATGATTATCAAAATGGTGGTGCAGATCTAACAGAACTATATGGTACACCAGCATTAAGAGTACATATACCTTGGGGTATAAGAATGGGAAGCGGCAAGTACATAGCCGGTGGTTCAGAACAAACAGCGAATGGAAGGCGTCCTGAAAGTGGCAGAACATGGCCTCGACAGAAGAATGCATTCAGTGTCTAGGTTGTTCGTAATAAATAAACTAAAATATAGAGCGAAAGTGGAACAATGCCTGAAATCTTAACTAACAATTTTAATCAAGACGTAAATAAGTTATTCATTGCTGATGCAAAGGCAAATGAAGACTATTATATGTTTGTGTCTAGTATCGGTGGATTAACTCCAGTTGATTCGGCTTCTTCACAAAACGAATTTTTGGAAAAATCTTTATTTGCGAAAAAGATAAATCAGAAAGACATCAACTTCATGATTAAGTATTACCCTTGGCAAAGAGGTGTAGTATATGAAGAGTACGATGATGTTACCGATCTAGATGAAACAAAATTTTATGCTGTTGTCGGTCCTAACGACAATGACACTGGCGATTATAGAATCTATAAATGCTTAAATAATAATGAAAGAGGTTCTGCTGAGTCTCCACCAACGTTTGATGCTGCTAACTTAAATCAAATTTATGAAACTGCTGATGGTTACGTATGGAAATATATGTATCGTCTCACTACATTACAATTTGAAGGATGGAACGCATTAGGTTATATTCCAATTGATCCTACAACTGTTGTTGAGCCTGCTGAGGTACGTGGTGGTGGTATTTCTGAGATCCAAGTTACCAACGCAGATTCAAACCAAGGTTATTACGAAAAGTCTGGATTAATTGAACAAGTATATGGAAGAACTTCTGGATATAATGTACACGGGACTGTTGGATTACAAATTGATCCGCGTGAACAAGATTGGAGTTCAATACCTAGTTACTATGTAGGACAATACCTATACGTAACGAATCAAAGTTCAAGTGTTACGAATCTCTTCAAAATTGAATATTATAAACCAAATGATATAACAGGCAAGGTTGAAATACGAGTAGGTGGTGAAATATCAAATCCAACTCGTGGTATTGTTGAAGGTGCCACTACGGCAAGTCCAGTTGTCATTACAGACACTGATCACGGGTTAGTTGATGGTCAACCTATTACCTTTAATGATGTTGGTGGTATGATAGAGTTGAATATTGACTTAGCAACCGGTACTCCTGTTTATTATGCTGATGTTTTAGATTCCGATACGTTTGCGTTAAAGACAACTGCAAACTTAGTTACTCCTCTTAATGGTGCAGGCTTTACCGCATGGACTTCAGGTGGATCATGGGAAGCTGTAACTGACTTCTTTGTTAGTGGAGCAAAACAAAATGCAAATATTAAAATATTCCCAAGAGTTGAAGTAACGGGTGATGGAATCGGAGCAGTCGCAATTCCTGAACTTGTCGGTTCATCAATAAATAAAATAATCCTATTAAATAAAGGTTCAGGATATAACAATGCATATGCCACTGTTATTGATCCTGCGGTTGATTTTACTCCTGAGCTTAGTACTTCTACTGACGTAAGAGCAACGGTACGACCAATCCTTGAACCCAACGGTGGTCACAATTATAATTTAATAGATGAAATGAAATGTAAGCACTTCTCAATGTATGCTTATATTACAGCAGAGGATAATACAAAGATTGGATTTACAAATACTTATGGATGTATTGGTATTGTAAGAAGTCCAACATTTAGAACTGCTGACGTTGGTGAAACTTGGAGAAGCGGGCAAGCAAACACTGCCGTAGATCCTGACATATTTGATAATAGAATCGCCATCACAACAGATGATTATGCAAAACTAAATGCAAATAGTGTAATCACGCAAGTTGACGTAAATAACGATATTGTGTTTACGGCTCAGATACATGAGATTGATGCAACATCAAATACAATATTTTTAGCAGAATATATCGGACCATATAGAAATAATAAGTTAATTGGCAATGGAGATACGTCATTTGACCCAACTTTGGCAATTACATCAAACAATGGTCAGCGAATAACAATAAATAATCCTATAGCAGATAATGTAGTGTATTCAGATTATATTCAAAGAACAGGCGAGGTATACTTCATGGAAGACTTCTTCCCATTAGTAAGAACAGACCTCTCAAGAGAAGAATTTAAATTTGTACTGGAATTTTAAGGAACGTAAGCAAACATGCCTATCAATAAAAATTTAAACCAAGCGCCGTACTTCGATGACTACGATGCCGAAAAGCAGTTCTATCGAGTTATGTTCAAGCCTGGGTTCGCTATACAGGCAAGGGAACTTACACAACTCCAGAGCATACTTCAAAATCAAGTAGAGTCGTTTGGTGACAATGTATTCAAGGAAGGATCAATTGTAAAAGGCTGTAACTTTACAGAACTTGATGATCTTCAATTCGTAAAATTAAATCAAGGTCCAACAAACTTTAATGCCGAAGCGTATATAAGTGGTCCTGCAGTTGAAACACTGCAAGGTCAAGAAGTTGAACTTGATTATGTTTACGAAGTCAAAGGTCAATCAACTCAGCTTAAAGCAGAAATTGTACAATCAAGCACAGGTTTTCAAACAAGACCACCTAATCTAAATACTTTCTTTATTAACTATTTAAATATTGGTGCTTTAGGACAGACTCAATCCCAAGTCGGTGAATCCTTAATTGTTACAAGGTACAAATTCCTGCGTGGAACATCTACCGAAGCATTAACTGTTGATACTGTCATAAGTCAAGGACTTGCTGTTTACGGTGGCGGTGCCACTCCTGCAGTTGGTCAAGCATTCGGTATCGAAGCTGCTCCTGGTATTATATTCCAGAAAGGCCATTTCATATTCACAGCAGAACAAAGATTGGTTGTTGAAAAATACAGTCAATCTCCTGATGACAAATCAGTTGGTTATTTAGTTAAAGAAGATACCATCGGCGCAATTCAAGATGCAAGTTTATATGATAACGCAAACGGTTCTAGGAATGAAAACGCACCAGGTGCAGATAGATTAAAACTTGTTCCAACATTAACAGTATTAGAAACATCAGCTGCTACCGCGGATTCTGACTTCTTTGCATTGGTTCGTTATCAGAATGGTAATCCAATTACGATTCGTGATGTATCACAATATAACGTATTGGGCGAAGAGATGGCTCGCCGTACTCATGAAGAATCAGGAAACTATATTCTTGAATCATTCCCATTAAGTACAGACGATCGTATTCCTTCTGGCGCAGCGAACAGTGAAGTACAAGTTGTCGTAGGACAAGGTACTGCATATGTGAAAGGCTATCGAGTTGAGAATTCTGGTGAGCGTTCATTTACAATTGACCAAATCGCGTCAACTGATACAATTAATAATCAAAATGTTTCTATGGAATATGGAAACTATTTAGAAATAGATCAATCATCTGCAAGCCGTGGTTATTTAAATCTTAGTATTACACAAAAATCAAATGTTCTTAATGCAGCCAGTCAATCGGCAGGTGCTCTTGCAGTTTTAAATATGACTCCTTCGAGAGTTTATATTCATCATGCAGGATACACAGGCGCACAAGCACTCAGTAGTGTCGCGAAGTTAAATGATATTAATAATGGATCTGGTGACGTACCTGTTAAAATTACTGGTTTCGGTGCACCAATTATTCATGAAGCAGGAAGAAAGGCATTAATCTTTGATACTGGTGTTGATGGATTATTCGCAACATCAAATACGTACATTCCCGTAAGAGCTCAGGTTTCGGCAACTTGTACAGCAGGTACAATTACTCTTAATGCAAATCCTGGTGAAGACTATAATTGTTCAAACGAGATTACAGAAATACTAGTTAACCTTGCCGGAACACAGCATCCTGTTATAAGTAGAACTACTGCTTTAAACAATTCACAACTTAACATTGTTATTGATTCAGGTGTAACTGGTTCAGTAGAAGTATTTTACAATAAAAGACTTGTTGGTTCTTCAGGTGGCGTAGATCCTTATAATAAAATTGTTAAAGAACCTAACATTAAATCAAATTACACGCCTTCACAGACTAAGTACTGTTTAGGTTTCCCAGATGTATTTGCTATTACTTCAATTATTACTGAAGGAACGGCACCTGGGGGTGGTAATGAGGATTGGACAAACAGCTTTAGATTAAAAACAAATCAGAAAGATACCTATTATGATATATCTTATATAGAATATATTGAAGGTCGTCCTAAACCACCTGCCGGCGTTATCGTTACAAAAATGAAATGCTTCCAGGTAAATACGTCCACAGGTAATTTCTTCTTTACGATTAACAGTTATCCTAATACTTTAGAAAGATACGAGATTCCTTCTTATACATCTGAATCAGGACAAGTATATAACTTAAGAGATTGTTTCGACTTTAGAGCCGTCGTTAATATTATTGGTGGCGCAAACTATACAGCAACGATTCCTGCACAGGCACCGACAATTACAACAACTGTCGGAACACAACCTGTCGCATTTAATGGTCTTCCTAGTCCATTAATACCTGCTGCGCAACAATCATTACAAACAGATTTAGAACATTACCTAGCAAGAATTGACACAGTTGCTGTTGATTCTTATGGTGATATTATTTTGATTAAAGGTGAAGAGCAAAAGAACCCAGCTCCGCCGCGACTCGAAACAGATCAATTAGCAATCGCAAATGTTGAGATTCCAACTTTCCCTGCATTGTCTAAGAAGCAAGCTGATATTCTCCGTAAGAGTGGATATGCCATTAAGCCAAGAGCAACTGGCATTAAGAATTACACAATGAAAGATCTTCATTCCTTAGAGAAGAAGATTGATAACATGGCATATTATATCTCATTGAATCAATTAGAATCCGAAACATCTAATATGATTGTTCGTGATGAGAACGGTTTAAATAGATTTAAGAATGGTTTCGTTGTTGATCCTTTTAACAATTTACAGTTATCAGAAATATCGCATCCGCAATTTAACGCTTCTATACCGTTTAACAGAAAGATATTAACTCCTTCGTTAAAAACGTTTGCCTTAGATCTTACTTATGATTCGGCAACAGGTTCTTCAGTATTCCCATCGACTGATGACGCTAAGGTGGCAACGCTCGGAAGAAATTCAAACGTTAGTATTATTAATCAA